TTTTTACCCAATAAAAAACCCGCTTTTCAGCGGGCTTCCTAAATACTAATTTAGAGTTGATTAATACCCATAAGATTCATCATTATAACCTAAATCCGAAGATGCAGTTACAGTAATTGAACCCATATCTTGTGTGTCAACTTTAACACCCGTAAGTTCACCTAGATTGGTGTGACCACGAGTTGCTCCTGTTGAACCACCAGTTGAAGCACGGTGACATGCACCTGCTGTTGGTAAATCATCACCGCTTGAAGTAATCGCACCAAAATCAGACAATTCTCTCAAATCGATTGAACGTCTAACCTTAATACGAGCCATACCAGCGATTGCTCTAAGACCTCTATATCTTGCCATATTATTTCTCCCATATGATTGATGATGAAGGTGGGAATCCCTCAAACATCAATAGTATTTATCTGATTTACTCACTGCGTTATATGTAAAGATAAATACTATTATAATTAACTGAGTATTTAATAGTGGCAGATTTAACCAAAAAACCATATACAAAAACCCAATTTAGTAACGTACAATTGTTAGAATTTAGCAAATGTATGTCGGACCCGTTCTATTTTCTGAGTAAGTATTTTATGATTCAGCATCCTATACGGGGAAGTATACTATACAAGGCATATGATTATCAACAGGATTTAGCACACTCTTATCATAATTTTAGATTTTCTATATCTATGTTAGGAAGACAGATGGGTAAGTCTACAACAGCGGCTGGATATCTATTGTGGTATGCAATGTTTAATCCAGACCAAACTGTTCTAATTGCGGCTCATAAGTATTCAGGCGCACAAGAAATCATGCACAGAATTAGATATGCATATGAGATGTGTCCAGACTATATTAGAGCAGGCGTGACAAACTATAACAAAGGTAGTATCGAATTTGACAATGGCTCACGTATTATTGCTCAAGCAACGACTGAAAATACTGGTCGTGGTCTTTCTATTTCATTGCTATATGCAGATGAGTTTGCATTTGTTAGACCAACAATAGCAAAAGAATTTTGGACTTCTATCTCACCAACATTAGCAACAGGTGGTAAAGCAATTATCACATCAACACCAAACTTAGATGATGACCAGTTTGCAACTATATGGTCTGGTGCGAATAAGAGATTAGATGCTTATGGAAATGAAACAGAAGTAGGTATTAATGGTTTTAGACCATACAATGCAGTATGGCATCAACATCCTGATAGAGATAAGAAATGGGCAGTTGAAGAAGAAGCACGGGTGGGTAAAGAACGTTTTCTAAGAGAACATGAATGTCAATTTATCGCATATGATGAAACGTTAGTTAACAGTTTGAAATTGTCAGGAATCAAAGGAAAAGAACCAATATTAAGAACTGGGCAAGTTAGATGGTATGAACATATTAATAAAGAGTCTACTTATGTTATAGGATTAGATCCTGCTATGGGAACTGGTGGAGATAACTCTGCTATTGAAGTGTGGGCGTTACCAGAACTTATACAAGTCGCAGAATGGCAGAATAATAGAACAGATGTTCATGGACAAGTTAAAACAATGCACACCATTCTTACTATTATCAATGATGAAATGAGAGAACTTGGTAATAATGCACCCGAAATATATTGGAGTGTAGAGAACAACTCATTAGGAGAAGCCGCTTTAGTTGTCATACAAGAGATGGATGAAGATAAGTTTCCTGGTACATTCTTACATGAACCTAAAAAGAAAGGTAGACAACGAGTATCAAGAAAAGGATTTACTACAACATATAAGACAAAAATTACTGCTTGTATGAAGATGAAATCTTGGATTGAAAGTGACAAGATGACGCCACTAAGTAAGAATTTCATAAGAGAATTAAAGACTTTTATAGCAAAAGGAAAAAGTTATGAAGCAAAAACTGGTGAAACAGATGACTTAGTTTCAGCAACATTATTGTGTGTAAGACAGATTCAGGTTATATCTAGGTTCGAGGAAGGATACGAAGAACTACTTGGATCGGTATTGGACAGTGATGATGATTACTCAGACCCACTTCCTGTGATATTTTGATAAATACTACCATAACGAACGAGAACAAAAATTATGGCTATAAATTTAGATAATATCGCAACAAAAGTAATGAAATTAATGCAAGGCAGTGGACTTCAAATGAAGATGTTTGATGCTACTAGTGGTAAAAGTGTAGCAGTCCCAGGCGATGCAAGATTTTTTTACGTCAAAGAACCAAACATGATGGTTCATATTGACGATAATACTAGAGAATTAAAATTTCATATTGGAGAAGATATCGATATCGATAATGAAAGTGTCAACAATATGATGCATCAACTAAAATCTATGGCACGTACTAATATGTTAGATTTCGATATTCGTTCATTCGGAAAACATATAGAACCTAAAAATTATGCATATAAGGTTGAACAAAATAAGGAGCAAACCATGACTGACCACGTCAATGAAGGCATGGGCCCATTGTCTGGGTCATCACGCACAAGCCGACAAACATTAGAAAATGTGCGATTAATATTAAAACACCGTGCGCCAGTAAACGAGGAATCTCGTGGCTCACGTTCACGTAACATCACAGCAATTTTTGTTGAATCAGGAGAAGGCGAGCGTTTCAAGTACCCATTTATACATTTGAATGGTGCAAGAGCAATGGCGAGACACGTAGCATCAGGTGGAGTTCCACATGATATAGTAGGAGAGGCTATTGTAGAGTTGTCTGACAACTTATCAAGATTGAAAGAGTTTATGGGCGTAGTTAACAGACAGCAATTAGTAAACGAAACTAATCGTGCTGATATATGGAATGTTAAACGCAGTATGAATTCAATTAAAGAAACAGTACAGAGAATTCAAGGCACGAAAGGATATGCTAATTTTGTAGAAGGCATTGCTCTTAAAGAAGAAAAAATACAAGAAGAAATTTCAGAAGAAGCAGTAGATACATTTGTACAAAAGTTTACAAAATCAACATTTGAAGAATCATTAAGAGATATTTTCCCATTGCTACACAAAGTCAACGAAGAAGAAATGGAAAATCGTAGACTCAATCAAGTAGATAGAGTTAAAGAACTAATTTCGGCAAGAACAAAAAAGACTGATGAAATAATCAATGTGATATCCTTCGGTGCACCGAAAGGTGATTATGATTACGAGCAGATTAAGAAGCAATATGCTGAACCTCGTACACCAGAAGAAGTGGCTCAAAGAAAAATTGATATGATAGCAATGACATTTGATGATTTGGCTGACAGAGTTGAAGTAGACACACTAGATGATAAAAATAAGAAAAAGAAAGGACATGATAGAGCGGCGGAATTATCGTTCTTTTTGACTGATATTGCTAATGATATTCGCAAGAATCCAGCAGGAGTTGATAAAGAAGAACTTAAAGTTGCAGGTCATTTATTGAAAATGTCTAAAGTAAAAATAGAAAAACAGACAAAATCAGCAGATGAAAATTGGGATGTGATGGTTGAACAATCATTTTCAAAGTTTAACCCAGATAGAGTTCTTATCCAGGAAAAACAAATCAATTAGGAGTAAGATATGGACCAAGAAAGACTTAGCAAATTAGCAGGCATTACAGAAATAGAAATCAATCCAGGAGATGAGATTGCAAACCACTTAAACGATATTGAAGAATACATTAATGACGAGGACCTTGTTTTTTCTGAGATGGCAATGAGAATTCTAGATGCTGTTGCGGAAATTAGAAATAAACTCAATTGGGATTAATATGACTAATTACTAAAATATGTCATTTTATAGTTGACAAACACACATCAATTGTGTTATAATTAAAGGGAGTTAAGTGCTTCCTTTTTTATTGTTTAAATAATTTTCACCACAATTTTGAAGTTAAGAAGACTTCTATATAATTTTGAAGTTAAGAAAACTTACAAAAAGTAGCATTTAACTCTTGACTTTTGCAAAAAAGATAAGTATAATAGTATCATGCTTAAAAAATATATGATACGTTTAGGCTAATATAACTAATATACAACAAAACTAATAAAGGCTAATATAGGAGAATATAATGGCTACACTAGCAGAAATCCGTGCGAAATTACTCGCACAAGACAATAAGGCATCAGAAAACTCACAAGCAAATCGAGGCTCAGATGCAGTATATCCTTTCTGGAATATGGACAATGACAATACAGCAGTATTGAGATTCCTTCCAGATGGAGACCCCACTAACACATTCTTTTGGAAAGAACGTCAAGTTGTTAAACTTCCGTTTCCAGGTGTTAAAGGTGGAGATGAACAAAAACGAGTAATCGTTCAAGTTCCTTGTGTTGAAATGTGGGGAGAACCATGCCCAATTCACGCAGAAATTCGTCCTTGGTTCAAAGATCCAGCGATGGAAGACTTAGGTCGTACATATTGGAAAAAACGTTCATACGTTTTTCAAGGATTGATTTGCACCGATCCAATCGGTGGTGAAAAACCAGAAAATCCAGTACGTAGATTTATCATTGGACCACAAATCTTTAAGTTGTTAAAAGCGGCTTTGATGGACCCAGATATGGATAATCTACCAACTGATTATGAACAAGGTACTGACTTCCGTCTTACTAAGACAACAAAAGGTCAATATGCTGATTATTCAACTTCAAGTTGGTCACGCAAAGAACGTTCATTAAATGAAGAAGAACGTGCGGTAATTGAAACGCATGGTCTTTTTAACTTAAATGAGTTCATGCCAAAACGTCCAACAGAAGACGATATGAAAGTAATCTTTGAAATGTTTGAAGCATCTGTTGATGGTGAATTATATGACCCTGTACGTTGGGGACAATATTATAAACCTTACGGTTTAGATGTTCCTGCAGGAACTTCAGCAACCAAAACTGCAACTCCAACTGCTCCAAAGGTAGAAGAAGTTAAAGTAGAGGCAACAAAGGAAGAGACAGTAGCATCAACAACTGCAACACCAACACCAACGCCTGCACCAGTAACTGCTGATGCACCGAAGGCCGATGCGGCAGATATCTTAGCAATGATTCGTAGTAGAAAAACTGACTAAGAACTAATATGAGTGTGGGAATTACTTCCCACACTTTTATAACACATTAGGAGAAATACATGGCAAGAGCCTTTGATGCGAGTAAATTTCGCAAAAGTATAACGAAATCTGTTCCTGGTATGAGTGTTGGTTTCAGAGACCCAGATACTTGGATATCAACAGGAAATTATACATTAAACAAACTTATCAGTGGAGACTTTAATAAAGGTGTACCACTAGGTAAAGTAACAGTATTTGCTGGCGAGAGTGGAGCAGGAAAATCATTTATTGCCGCAGGTAACATTGTAAAAAACGCACAAGACCAAGACATATTTGTAGTACTAATCGATAGTGAAAATGCACTTGATGAAAAGTGGTTACATGCACTAGAGGTAGATACTACACCAGAAAAATTATTAAAATTAAGTGTATCAATGATTGATGATGTTGCTAAAATCATTTCAGACTTTATGAAAGGGTACAGAGAAGACTACGGAGACACACCAGACGCAGACCGTCCAAAAGTTTTGTTTGTGATTGATAGTCTAGGAATGATGATGACCCCAACCGATGTTGACCAGTTTAATAGAGGTGACATGAAAGGTGATATGGGTCGTAAACCAAAAGCATTAGCATCATTAGTACGCAATAGTGTCAATTTGTTTGGACAGTATAATGTAGGATTAGTTGCTACCAATCACACATATGCATCACAAGATATGTTTGACCCAGATGATAAAATCTCAGGTGGACAAGGATTTATCTATGCTAGTTCTATTGTAGTAGCAATGAAGAAACTTAAGTTAAAAGTAGATGCTGATGGAAATAAAACTTCACAAGTACATGGTATCAGAGCGGCATGTAAAGTAATGAAAACTCGTTACTCAAAACCATTTGAAAGTGTACAAGTTGAGATTCCTTATGAAACAGGAATGAACCCATATAGTGGATTAGTTGAATTTTTTGAGGCAAAAGGGTTACTAGTAAAACAAGGTAACAGATTGAAATATGTGACAAAATCAGGTGAAGAGATGATTGAATTTCGTAAGAATTGGACATCAGAAAAACTTGATACTGTTATGAATGAGTGGAATGATGAAAATCTAAATGATGAAAAACATGAGTTAGAGCAACAAGAGTCTGAAGTAGAAAATATATAGCAATATATATAAATACATTGCTTACACATATTAAGATATACTAAGAGGAGACTTTTTTTGGAATCAGAATCACTTTACGAATTATGGGAAACTTTAAGAAGTTATATACCCATCAAAGACAGGACAGAAGCAGGTGAAATGTTTATTAAACAATGTGACAACTTAGGAATGAGCATCGAAGAAATTAAAGAATTGATTGACGGCGATGAAGTCCTACACGTTGCGTTGGATAAATATTTTGAAGATGATGAAGATTATGATGATTGGGACTAATGAATTGGTATAGCAACATAGTAAAAGACTGGAGTGAAATACCCAACTTTATTCAATTTTTTGAAAAAGAACTCACGGACGCAAGAAAAGAAGTAAGAATACATGGAAATATTGAGATGAATTCTACTCGACTTCCTGCATATGTTGAATTACGTTTCGGTCAATTACAAGAGATAGAAGCAATATTAGAACATTTAAATATTCAATTACGCAGAAAGAGAAGTCAATATTTAAGAAAATATTTAGAGAATTATAACAAAGTTTTAAGTAGCAGAGATGCTGAGAAGTACGCAGACGGCGAAGATGAAATTGTTGCAATTGGGGAATTGATAAATCAAGTAGCACTTATAAGAAATCAGTACCTAGGAATAACAAAAGGATTCGAAATTAAACACTTCCAACTGACAAACATTATTAAGTTACGTGTTGCAGGAATGGAAGACTCAGAGATTAACACATTTTAGGGTAGAGAAAAAAATGGCTAGTATTCAAATAGTTAAACGAAATGGAGAAAAAGAAGATTTAGATTTAGAAAAAATGCACAAAGTTGTGTTTCAGGCATGTAACAGTATTAATAATGTGTCTGCTAGTGAAATTGAATTAAAATCACATATTCAATTTTACAATGGAATGACAACTAGTGAAATTCAAGAAACATTAATCAAAGCGGCAGCCGAATTAATAACAGAAGAGTTGCCAAACTATCAATGGGTTGCTGGAAACCTAATCAATTATCACATTAGAAAAGAAGTATATGGTGCTTTCAAACCATGTCATCTTTTAGAGTTAGTTAATAAGAATGTTGAATCTGGATTTTATGATGAATCATTACTAACTGACTATACAGTAAATGAATGGGAAAAGATTAATGGTTTTATCAAACATGATAGAGATTTTGACATTACTTACGTTGGAATGGAACAGTTCCGTGGAAAATATTTAGTTCAGAATAGAGTTACAAAACAACTTTATGAAACACCACAAATGTCGTATGTGTTAATTGCGGCAACATTATTCAGTGAATATCCAAAAGAAGAAAGATTAAAATGGGTCAAAGATTACTATGACGCAATTAGTACTTTTGATATCTCATTACCGACTCCTGTTATGGCAGGTGTTCGTACTCCACAAAGACAATTTAGCAGTTGTGTATTGATTGAAACAGATGATTCGTTAGATTCAATTAATGCTACGACTAGTGCTATCGTTAAGTATGTTTCTCAAAAAGCAGGAATTGGTATTGGTGCAGGAAGCATTCGTGCTATTAATTCACCAATCAGAAATGGTGATGCTAGTCATACAGGGGTCGTTCCTTTTTATAAAATGTTTCAAGCGGCAGTAAAATCATGTTCACAAGGTGGTGTTCGTGGTGGTGCGGCTACATTATATTATCCAATTTGGCACTATGAGGTAGAAGATTTACTTGTATTGAAGAACAATAAAGGTACAACAGATAATCGTGTCCGACATATGGATTATGGAGTTCAATTCAATAAACTTATGTATGAACGTCTAATGGCGGGGGGTAATATTACATTATTCTCGCCCAATGATGTTCCTGAGTTATATGATGCATTTTTCAATGACCAAGATAAGTTTCGTGAACTTTATGAAGCGGCAGAACGCAAAACATCTATTCGTAAGAAAACAGTATCTGCTCTTGACTTATTTTCGTCATTTATGACTGAACGCAAAAACACTGGTCGCATCTATTTGATGAATGTTGACCATGCTAATGACCATAGTTCTTTTGATTCAAAAGTGGCACCCATTAAACAAAGTAATCTATGTTGTGAAATTACTCTTCCAACTAAGCCACTGAATAGTATAGTTGATGAAGAGGGCGAAATTGCTCTCTGCACACTAAGTGCTATTAATTGGGGTAATATCAGAACACCAGAAGAATTTGAGAAACCATGCGAGTTAGCAGTTAGAGGACTTGATGCATTATTGAGTTATCAGAACTATCCATTAATCTCAGCCGAGTTAGCAACTATGAATCGGAGACCATTGGGTGTAGGCATTATTAATTTTGCGTATTGGTTAGCAAAAAATGATATGACTTATACTGATGCTAACTTAGAGTTAGTTGATGAGTGGGCAGAAGCATGGAGTTATTATCTCATTAAAGCATCAAATCAATTAGCCCAAGAGCGAGGACCTTGTCCTAAAACAGACGAAACAAAATATGGACATGGTATTGTACCAATTGATACTCGTAAAGTAGAAGTTGATGAACTTGTTGCTTATAAAGAGAGAATGGATTGGAAATCTCTTAGAGAAGACCTTAAAGAATATGGAATAAGAAATTCAACTCTTATGGCTCTAATGCCAGCAGAAACATCTGCACAGATTTCAAATTCTACAAATGGAATTGAACCACCAAGAAGTTACGTGTCAATAAAACAATCAAAGCATGGAGTATTAAAGCAAGTTGTTCCTGGTATTCATAAATTAAAAAACAAATATGAACTTCTTTGGGACCAAGAATCTCCAGAAGGTTATTTGAAAATTATGGCAGTATTACAAAAGTATATTGACCAAGGTATATCAGTGAACACAAGTTATAATCCTGTGTTCTTTGAAGACGAAAAGATACCAATGAGTGTAATGTTACAACATCTTATTATGTTCTACAAATATGGCGGAAAGCAGTTATACTACTTTAATACATTTGATGGACAAGGTGAAATGGATGTTGGTTTCAATACAATGGACAAGAATGAAGAAGTACCGACAGGTTCTCTAATAGATGATGAAGATTGTGATAG